AAGTGTACTTCCATTGCATCAAGATCAGAAGTGTAAGCTCCTCCAACAGATCCAGTCAACCAAGACTTCATACGACGATCATCAGTTTGAGATGCTCTATAACGTACGTGCAAGAATGGACGTCTGATGTTAGTTCCTAAGATTTGATCATAAACAGTAGAAGTTCCAGCTGGTACCAAGATACCCTCAATTCCTGAATCCGCAACAGCTCCACGAGTAGATGCATCGTTCAAGTATTTCCAGTCAGTCTTATAGAAGTCGTAAGAACCTCTTCTGAATCCTGAGAAACCTAAGTTTAATGCCATGTCTTCTGAATTTTCAAATAATCCATAAGCAACACCACCATTTGGTCCAGCAGATACTCCACCTAACATGTTGTCAATAGTTAAAGAAAGTTGACGATTAACAAATAACATATTCTCTTCGATAGCTCCTTGAGTATCTAAGTTTTTAAGAATTTGGTCAAACTCAGTTAAGACTCCAGCAGCAGGTGCAAATCCAGCAAAGATGTTACCTCTTGATTTTACAGCAGCAAATAAACCTTCAGTACCTTTTTTACCAGCAGCCAAAGCTCCAGATCCAGCAGCAGCTAAAGTTCCTTCAACTACAGACATTTCTAGGTAATCTTCGAAACGTAGTCTAGTTTCAGACTCAGCTTTCAAGTACCACAAGTACCCTCCAGTTCCATCTTCAGTAGCAACTTCTACCCATCCAATCTGAGCAGCGTCAGATCCAGAAATAGCGTATTTATCCTTAATGATGATAGGTGAATTAGAGAATTGAGTGAAAGAAGGAGTGATTGATTTAATGTCAGCATCTCCAGTTCCTTTAGCGTACTCAGATCCGTATACAAAGATCTTAAGTCCAGTATCAGCAACGTTAAAAGTAGCGTCAAGATTAGCTCCAGTATAAGTAGCAACTGTAAGAGTAGCTAAAGTAGCAGAAGTATCAACACTGTCTGTTACTAAAGCAGTTACTTCAAGTCCATTAGAAGGATCCATAACAACGATAGTATCGTTTTTAGAAATTACGTTTCCTACAAAGTTCTCTCCATTAGCAGCGTCTAGTACAAAAGTTAAAGTAGTAGCAGATGCAACAGTTACATCGTTGTAAGCAATATGCAATCTGTTTTGCTCAGACCATACTACTTGATCAGAAGTCATAGGCATTTCAGCTCCTACCATACGCAAGAAACCAGACAATGTTCTGTTTCCGTAACGCTCTACTTCTTGTTCATAAATTTCAGGTAGATATTGTTGTGCAAAATCGTTTCCTGATCCGTCTGTAAAACTTAAGTAGTTGTCAGACAATAATTGTTGTTTTTGACTCGGCTTAATTGAACCGAATGCGTTGTTTAATGCCATTTTTAAATGATTTTAAATGTTAAATTTTAATTTTTTTAATCTTTAATTTCGATGAACTAAGATTGCTTTCGCCTAATACTTTTACCTTGATACCATCTTTGAAGCCTGTTTGAGGCGCTTGCCTTACAGCTTGACTTGGATTTTTTGAGCCGTCTATTACTTGTTTAACAGCGTCAGCTTTTCCTTGTTCGTAAAAATGATTAGCAATAGTATCAACGTTAGCTGCAGCGTACATAGCTTTATGATAACCAACCGGATCTTTTACATTACCTTCATTGTCAAGGAACTTCCCTACAATATTGTTAATGTTTGATTGGTTTTCAGCAACTTTACTAGGATCTTTCACACCATATCTAAACTTCTTTTCTCCTAAATTGAAATCAAAACCTTTGAAATCTTGTGAGAATAATTTTTTAGTTTGGCTCTTGAAAGCTTCATGTTGTTGCTCAGCTTTACCTTGCTCTTCGTTATATCTATTGAAAAAGTCAGTAGCTTTCTTTTGCTCTTGAGTTACGCCCGGTCTCAACTTGATCTCGTCGTAGTATTTACTCTTTGTTTGCTCTAGAAAGTTCTTGGCTTTTGCAACTTCTTCTTTAAACGCAAGCTTTTTCTTGCGGATGTCTCTCTCCTCGTCTAGATCTTCATCGTATGAAAAATCTTCAAGTAGTAGACTTATGTCCTCACCATCTAAGTAAGGCTTTGTTTTTTTATAGTATTCTTTTAGTAACGTATCGTTGTCGATATTAGAATAGTCAGCATTTAATCTAACGTAGTCGTTAATCGTGCCACCAGTCTCTTTCATAAAAGAAACTAACTTCTCAATGTTTTCTGGTAAATCAATTCCAGCGCTCTGCCCGACTACAGCCTGCTCTAACTGATCTTCTAAAACCTCAACCTCATCTTGTACGGTTTCATCAGTAACCTCTTGTATAATAGGCGCGTCTTCTTGAACAACCTCTTGTTCTTGTTCGATTTCTTCTTCAACAACCTTTTCAACAACTTCTTCAACTTGATCGTCTTCAGTGTCAATTACTACTTTAGTAACTTCCGGCTCTTCGTTGCTTTTAGATAGATCTACTTTTATAGGTCCATCTTGTGTTTTACCTAGATTCTTAGGTTTAGTTTTCTTACCTTTTAAGGAGAACTCTCCCTCTTGTTTTTCTTGTGACATAATATAATATAATTAAATAGTTAAAAATTTTAAATCAACGGTAAACAAGCTATTGTAGCCCGAAACCACTGAGGTCATCAAATCCAGCAGATTCGAAGTTTTTAGGTAACTCATCGTTTTTTCTTTGAGTTATCATTTGTGATTGCTGTGTAGCCTGTATTCTTGTTCTTTCGTCTTTACGATCTTCTATCTCTCTTTCTTTATCCGCTTCAGCATCGGCTTTTATTTTTGCTAACTGAAATTGGTAGTTAAACTCTTCTGCCATTAACTCTCTTTTTATTTGAGCCTCTGTCTGCATTCGCTGTATCTCGAACTGAGACTTAGCTTGCTCTATACTAACTTTCTCTTGAGTTAAAGCTTGTTGTTTTTGAACTTCAGCCATAGCAGCTGCCTCACTTGCTTGTGCGTTTGCTTGAGCTTGGGCTTGTATATTTGCCTGAGCTTGCTCTTGCTCTCTCTGTGACTTTTGTTGCTGTCTAAGTTTTATGTACTTATTAGCTAATTTTATGTTTTTTATTTCTCTGATATCAATAGCATCTGACAATGATATAGCTTGTGTCTGCAATGCCATTTGAACATTCTGTTCCAACTTAGCAATATCCTCTTCTTCAGGCTCTAACTGTAGATGTATACCAAAATCATGGAGTTGTAAGTTTATAAGCTCTTGAAGAGTATTAGTGTTAAAAGTGCTTATGGAGTTAGCTAAAGAATTTCTAAGTAGAGGGTTTTTTATAGCGTCAGCAGCTTTTAAACTAACGTTTTCACAGATTCTAAGACTAACATACAACAAAGAGTTTAATATGTGCTTAGTAGCTGTGTTAGACGCGTTAGCGGCTAGCTTCTGCAATCCTAGTAAAGAATCTTTATCAGGCATAGAACCATCTCTAGCTTCATTTAATCCAGTTACATCTCTAATCATTTTTAAGTAATACTCGTAAGTACCAATTAAACTCTGTATTTTCCCTTGACCAGACGAAGAAGATAATTCCTGTACTGGAACTTTACCAGCATTAATACCTCCGTCTTGTGTAAGTGATCTACCTACAACACTACCAGTTTGGAAATACATATTCAAAGCCTCTGCTGGATTGTAGTTTGTACCGTTACCCAAGTCAACCTCAGCTAGCCCGTCCATATCTAAAAATACACCATCAGGCACTATTCTAGACATAACTTGTTGAAGCTTTAAATGGGTTAGCTGAATCATATCAGCAAAGCCAGTTATTCTGCTTACGATAGACTCAATTCTACCTTTATACATTCTAGGCGCTGAGATACAGTAATTCATTTCCACCTTGGTTGAATCAGCTGTTGGCCTTGTCATGTTCTCTGCTAGTTTCCATTCTAGCATATGATTGTTACCTAGTACTTTAGCTCCTGTGTACAAAACCTCTATAGTTCTTGAAACTCGTTCAAAGTTATCGTTACTTGGAGGGTTAAAGTCACTTGTTTTTTCAATAGCTTTTTCTAAACCGGTTTCTGTTCTTTTAATTTTAAATACTTGATCTTGATATGTCTTGTATTCAAAGTACATTACCTGTACAGTGTTAGAGTCGTAATTACCCCAACCTGTTATATATTGTGAATTACCAGGCATTTTCTGTATAGCCTCAAGTTCTTCTTTAGATATATCTGGGAACTGTTTCTTTAGTTCAGCTATAGTTATAGACTTAACTTCTCCAACGTAATAAATATCTTCAAAGTTCGGGTCTTCAGTGTATGAGTATACCATGTAAGCAGGGTCTACATACTCTATCTTTATACCCTCTGCTCTATTGAAGCTCGTTTTAGTAGCACATATCCCTAAAACAGTTAGGTCATAAGCTAATCTCCTTTTAGTTTCTTCGTATCTGTTATAAGCTAATGTATTGTCTATGAGCTCTTCCTCTGCTATTTCAACAGTTTGTTTATAGCTCATTTGCATGTAAAGATCTAATTCTTCCTGACTAGCTGGTAAATCGCTAGGATTAGAGACGTTATATAAATCTAAACCAAGATCAGTCTTAAAGTTCTCCAGCGTCTGTCTCATATTTACATCCCTAGAAACAGCTTTGGCATATTTTGATTTTTGCTCTATAGAAAAAGGATCTTGAGCTACTGTTTGAATATCGTAGGACTTATTAGACATTCCATTAACAACAATGTCTACGAACTTAGGTATAACTGGTACGGGTTTCCAGTCTAAATTTAAATAAGATAAATCTCCGTTTATAGATAACTCGTCTTTATACTTAGCTATTGATTGTTCACCTCTAGCGTATAATCTAAGTTGGTGATAATTGCTGTAGCTCTGAGCGTACCTGTTGCCAGAACGACCTTCTTGAAACCACTCTCCCTCGATAGCTCTAGCGACTTGAACCCCGTAATCTAAGCTTGCTTTAACTTCATCACTAACCACTTGGCTAGGGAAAGAGCTATTAGTATTGGTGTATACTTTCATTTATCTTATAATTTTTGACGATGTACCTTTGTTATCGTATCGTTTTATACCTAAATTTATTTTCTTGTATTCTTTTTTAGCCACAGGAGTATATCTATTCTTGTTACAAGCCATTATAGCTAAACCAGAGCTAATAGAAGCATCATGCTTTGTTCTATTATTTATGTTAAACTTAGCCCAGTCTTCTAGTGTTCTTTGAAAATACATATTACCATAACCGTTAGGTGTATTACCAACGTTTTCCTCTACATATGTTTCAATAGCGGCTGCGTGAGCTTGTTTCATATCTTCACTGGAGTTTGGCACTCCACCTATTTCTCTTTCTGTGACAGATAATTTATTGTATATCTTATCTGGTCTATTCATTGAAAAACCTCTATAGCCTCTTCTTTTAAAATGATACAACAACCTGGGCTTATTATTTTCTGCCAGTATTGGCATACCATAAAAAACACAAGCCATTAACACGTCTTCAAAGAATATTTCAGCTGTTTGAGGTCTAGCTATGTATTCTAGGAAAAACAAGTTTGGTGGTACATTTTCCATTGAAAACTTAGTCAACCCATGTAAGGATCCGTTAGAACCTCTCTTATCAACAGTACCTGATATATCATAACTATCACAACCAAACGCTCCGCAGTGCTCATTACCCGCGTATTTAACACCGTTCTTTATTATTACTCTATTTTGCAGATCAACAGGTGGAACCCAAGATATTTTAAATCTTCCATCTTTGTTTGGGTAGAATAAGACTCTACTGTCTTTAATTCCATTTTCCCACATAAAGCTACCAGTTGTAATAGTAGCTGTATTATGTAAATCAGCATTGTAATCTATTTGTTCGTATATTTTTGTTAAGTTAAATAAAGACTCTTTAGCTTCATCTCTAAAAGCGTGTTCTTCTGTTCGAGGGAATTGGCGGTAATATTCGTTTAAACCGTCTTGATCATTCTTTAAACCTTCTACCTCGTTTTGCCAGTGCTCTATAACTCCATTAGTTATTATTTCGCCACTAGGGTCTTTAGTTTCTTTTTTGGGGTTGTCGAATACAGGTAATCCATAAGCATCAATGAATCCTTCGTAGTTCCACTCCATAGGAATGAACAAACTATATAATCCCGAACTAGTCTGTCCGTTGCGGTTTCTTTTTTCGACATTTGAAGCATAGTAAAGTTTTTTAAAGTTTCCACCACCTTTTTCTAAAGCGTTAGAAGTTGAGCCCATCATGCATTTACCAACGATCCTACTACCCAACCTTAAACAAGTCTTTGTAACTCGCCAGTTGTTTAATATATTATCTGGTCTTTCCCATTTTCCACTTTCATCGTGTACTAATAGTTTTAATTTTTCACCATCATAGGAGTTGTCTCCTGTATTCTTCCAGTCAATAGTTGTATCTAACCCTTCTAGTTCCTCCTCGGTTTCACCTTCGTTAAGTTTACGTCTGGTGAGCCTTGACGCGGGTACCCTATAGGCGAGTTCCGTTTTTGGGCGATCCATTCCGTCTTGTATTGGTTTGAAAAAGAACGGGTAGTTAATAGAAATGGGTACAACTTTATCTGTGAACATTTTCTTAGCATCGGAGCCAGATTTGGACAATATCCCAAACCGTGAATCCGTTGATATTGTGGCCATATTAACGGTCTCCCCAGACGCCATGAATGAAAATCCTGAACGTCTATTCTTGAGATACGACATTCCATAACACCTCTTGTCTGCTTTACAAGCTTCCCAGAATATGAAGAATATTCTATTTGATTCCCTATAATCTGCTGCCCCAACATCAATCTTGGACCACTGCAAGTACATGTAATGAGTACCAGTAATGTAAGTTGGATTACCATTGTTATAGAACCAAAAACCTTTTTCTCTTTTTTCAAATTCCCCATCTATGTATTCGTACCATTTTTCTTTAAAGTCGGTTGGATACCTCTCCCAATCAAAAACACTCTTTATTTTAGATAGCTCTTTTGGATACTCCAACTTAGTCCAAACTTGATCTTCTTTGTCCTGAGAACACTTGTAAACGTTCTTAGGTTTTAACGGTAATGCTATTTTCAAGTTTTGAATCTCTACAATTTCACCTATAGTTCCATCGCTACTTATAATAACTATATCATACTCAGGGTTATAGCCTTTTTCCCACTTCTTGTATCTATTGTTTCTTTTAAGTACCTTTGGCTTTATGTGATCTTTGACAGTACGTATCAGCGTTTGCTTATACATTACTTAGATCTACCTTCAGCAAAACCCTTAAAAGATCTTTCTTGTTTAACATCTTTTGGTTTCTCTTCCAAAAGTTTTTCTTCTTCTTCTATTCTACTAAGTATTTCAAAAGCGTCAAAAATAGCTAACTTCTTTGTAGCTGCGGCATTTTTTAATCTATCAGCAGATATGTCATCGTCTGAGTCAACTATTTTTTCCTTAGCTACCTGAATTAATTCCTCAACTGCTTTTTGCCCAGCTAGGATTATATTCTTTTTCGTCTCCTTTATATTCATACTTGATTGCAATATCATTTGATTTCATACAATATAATCGTTCGCCATCAACTACAAATTCAAACTCACCATACGGAGTATAACCTATTAGGTCGCCAGGAACGATTTTAAGAGCTTCTAAGGAACTATTACCATATTTTAGTATTCCTATAAGCTTTCTTTCTTTATCCAGTGTTAGATCATTATTATCTAACAAGGGTTTTACAAAACAACGATCTTGAAAAGAACTCCAAGTGCCGTTACTACTGTATAAGTATATTTGGTCAGGTGAACAAAAATACAAGTCATCTACAAATTTAGATCTACTATCTTTTCGTTTACCTCTAATATCAAAAAAACTTCTAAAAACATTGTGATGTATAATAATCACGTCACCTTCTTTAATCGGTGTAGAGTAAGCAGAGGGAGTTGAAACTACTACCGCTCTATTGCTTACAGCTTTGAAGTCTTCAGTATTAGTGTTAGTTATAAGGCTTTTGTCACCTACCTTTATCTCAGTATCGTATCTTTTATTTAAAGGTTTTACGATAAAGTCAAATAAACTTTTCATTAGTATTCTAGATCATATTCAACGGATATAGCCATGTTAGAATTAAACTTCTTCCATGGCATTACCTCGTCCTTTTTTTTGATATAGATACTATAAGAACTATCATCTTCAGAGTAAAGTATGGCCGATATAGTATGACCTCCATAAACCTGTTGACCAACAGCGTAGTGCATCGCATCGTTTTTGTAATCAGAACCTATACTTATTTTTCTAACTACAGAGTTCATTAGTCTTCAGATTTAACCACGGTTAAGTCCGAGTCATCATTTTCAACGATGTTAGTATAACTACCATCACTCATATTGATATTGATAGCTCCATACTCTTCTTCTAACTCTTTCTTTGTAGCTTCTATTTCTTGAGAGATAACAGCTTGAGCATGCAAAGCTTCGTGCTTACGAACTTCAATAACTCCAATATCGGTTAAAATACCTTGCAATCTTCCTTGTTGCTCTTTAATTTTCTCTAATTGTTCTTTTGTGATTTTACTCATTTTCTTTGATTTGATTAAATTTATATTTACTTATCTTTATTATCACTTGATTTTTTGTTCTTTTCCCATGTCCTACCAACAAAATAAGCACCATAAGTAGTCATCAATAAAGTTTGAAAAACTGGTATATATGCTGCGTTTATTTTAAAGCCACCTATGTTACCATCTGCAAAAGCTAAAATAGTAAATACAGCCGTCAAATAAACCATTACAAGCGGCCTAATATTCTTAGATAGAAAAGAATCAGACTGCATATCCATTTTCCACCTGTCTGTAACCTGACTCTGAGCGTCTTGGTCTGCTTTTTCTAGTAGTTCTTGTATTTTGTATTTAGCAGCTAACCTTTCCTCGTCTGTAGTTGTTAGTTTATCTATAACTCCACCTACATCTTTTATTAAGTTACCGCTTAAAAAACTTAGTATTTTTTTCATTTTTTATTTTTACCTCTCGTACATTTTACCTTGCTTGTTGTAACCGTGTTTTATCGGTCTAAAATTAGCTTGATAACCACGATTATTAACTAGTTTTTTAGCATCACGCCTAGAGACTCTGTATACATTTGAATTTTCTTCTCCTCTAACAAAGTAATCACCTGTTTGACCTTCTATAGAAGCTACTTTGTAATTACCTAGTTTTTCTCCTTTTCTCGGGAACCGCGTGTTTAAGTCGTTTTGCTTATGCTTAGATGCTGATTTTTCGAAATCTCGTTTGTTAACTTGGTTCGCAATCTGTGCCTCTATAGATTTATCGGAATAACTAGTAAGAGTTGGCGGTTTGTAACCTGGATGATGTTTTTTCTCAGCAGACGGTTCGTTAGGATCTTTGTGATCTTCACTGTGAAGGTATAAAGGCCCAGTCTTGTAAAAAGCTGTTTTTGATGATGTCTTTAATTTTGCCATTTTTATTTTATTTATGATTTTCTATATGCTTCTTTTTCCCAGGGCAAGTTTTTCGCCCCTTCATTCATTTTAGCTCTTGAGTATTTTTTACCTTTCCAATAAACGTTGTTATCGTCGTAATCTAAATCACCACGTTTAATTTGGTCTACATGTATCATTTCGTGGTTTATAACCTCTTTAGATTTAGCCGGGCTTAAGTACTTGTTTATAAGTATTGTACCATTATTGTTAGCCATACCTAAAACACCTTCCTCCATATCAACTTGATATATAGGAGTATTATCACACTCGAATGGTGGTTTAAGTTTAAATGCCATACTAGTACTTACAGCTTTTCTTTTTAGCAGGAGCATCTGGTTTTGCTGACTGAAAACCTGATTGACAATGCTTAGACAAAAATGATCCTTGCATTTTAGCTGGTGAATCTCCGTAAGCCATTTTAGCTGCAGAATCAGTATCGTGTCTAGCGTTTTCTAAGTAATGTAATCTAGCACTTGCACTTAGATTCTTATTGTATGCTTCTTTTTGATCGTATTTTTTACCTTTATTCATAGTTGTTTATTTTTACCATTTAACCTTATCAGCCCAATAAGCAGCTGACATTTTACCTTTCTTTATATTTTTAGCATGTCTAGCTTTAAAACTAGCACGTCTAGCTTTTTGCTTAGCTGACTCTCCTTCCTTAGGTTTACCAGCAGTGCTAACTCCTTGTTGTCCAAATCTGATTATTTTCTCTTTGCCACCTGAGCAAGCTTTTACTACGTGGGACTTAGTTGCATGACTAGGAGTTTTCTTAGGCTTATTGCAAGCCATTTTTGATTTTTCTAATTTAGCCATACTACTTCTTGTTTAGATTGTACCATTTTTGAACTGTGTAACCAATAGACACAGCTAATAAAGTCAGCTTTAGCACTACGTCTATACTAGACATAGAGACAGCAAACGCACTAACGTTTAACATGTACAGTTTTACATCTCCCATTGACATCATGTTATCACTTAGCTCTTTGAGTAATCGGTCCTTTCAAGGAGTCACAACCACAGTCTGCTAGTTTTAACCTCATGCCTTTTGATCCACTACTAGAACCTTTACCGTGAGGTCTACCTAGTTGACTTAACGGTCCGTCCCAAATAGTGTTTTCACCAACTACGCCTCCGGCGTTAACATCAGCTTTTGTTACTTTTTTTGCCATAATTTTTTATTTTTTATTTTTTATACCCTTCAGTTCTTGCTTTTATAACATCAGCCTGCGTTATTTTACCATCTCCAGTCTGGTCTTTAAAGTATACAGGAGCTTGAATATATCCAGCTTGATTTTGTAATGATCTCTGTCTTTGACTAACATCTCCAAACATTATGTTTCCAGCATTAGTTACAGACTCATTAAAAAGTGGATCAGCGTTACCTTGCATATTTGCTGGAGATGGAGTTTCATACGTCATTTGTACTGGTGTTATCTGAAATTTTTGTCCTCCAAAAGGATTTGAGCTACCAGCTGGCCCTCCAGTTCCTGATAAAGTATTGCTTGCACCTATAGTTGCTCCTTCATTTACAGCTGCTTGAGCTGCTTGGGCCGCTTGGCTTACTTGCCCAATAGCACCACCAACTCCTCCTGTGTTTGGCGCGGCACTCATCATTGATTGTCCGTTTCCTGATCTACCAATAGCACCTAAGGATGCCATTGCAGCCCCAATAAACTTTATTGGTGGTTTTTTCTTATTGTACATAGTTATCTTTGTTTATCGTTATTAACATTATATATGGCTGTAGTTAAAACTTTATCCGTGTAACTATTACCTTTAATTATTTTATTTCTTCTAGAACTAGTTGGTATATCTTCTTCACCTAACATAGTTCTGTATATCCTGCTTATAAGCTGTTTACCTTTGAAGGATATTTGGTATATGTGGTATAGCTGAGTAGTTCTATTTCTTTTTCTCCACACTCTTATCCAGTCAGCTTTCAGAAGCTTGTTCCAACGTCTGTTGTCCCAGCTGTAAGAATATGATCCAGTTTTAAAGTCTTGCTTTGAAAAATGCTCCATACAATCAAGATATATTAAAAGCTCTAAATCAGCGTCATTTAAATTGTTGTTTTTACAGGCCCATTTGCGTATTATACGGTAATGTTTTAGCAAGTTCATATCTTTTATGTCCCTCGCGTCTAGCCTTTTCATAAAACAACAACTATATCTTCTAGTTTAATAACGTGATAAAAGTCTTTATCTATTTCTATCCTGTGACCGGCGTGTCTATCAAAAAATATTTTATCATTTTCTTTAACGCCAACTACATCACTTCCAATAGAAATTACACTAGCTTCTATATATCTAATATCTTCTCTGTGTGACTCAGCAAGAAGTAGACCACCTTTTGTTTTAGTGGTCCCCTCTTTTTGTTTCTTTATGATTAAATTCCTACCTATTGCTTTCATCTCCAACTCTTAAATTATTGATTACACAATCTGTAGATAATATCGTAGTCGCTACCGAAGCCGCGTTTCTTAAAGCGCTTTTAGTAACCAACAATGGATCTATAATGCCAGCTCGTACCATATTTACGTCCTTACCTGTAACCACATTTAATCCTCTATTTTTTTTATCAGGATAAACTAATTCTAAACCAGCGTTGGAAAGAATTGTCTCATAAGGTGCTTTTATAGCTTTTAGTAAAACTTCTTCACCTTTGTTTTTAGATTTTGTATATGTAGACGCGTTGAGCAAAGCAATACCTCCACCTGGAATTATACCTTCTTTGATTGCGGCTTTTGTAGCGCAGATAGCGTCTTCGACTCTATCCGCCTTTTCTTTAAGTTCAATATCTGAATTCGCTCCAACCTTGACAACTGCAACCTTAGCAGATAAACGTGCAAGTCTAGTCTCAAGTCGTATAACGTTTGCAGGAGATTTTTCAGTTTCAAGCTGATCTTTAATTTTTTGAATAAGCTCATTTACTTCTTCTGGTGTTTCTTTTATTTGTATAATAGTATCTTGCTCACCAGTTACACTTCTAACGCATTCACCTAACTTATCTACTGATATAAGATCTAAGTCATCTCCAAGATCTTCGTTTATAATAGTAGCACCAGTTAACATGGACAAGTCAGTTAAAGTATCTTTTTTATTGATACCAAAAGTAGGTGCGTTAATTACGTTAACTTTTATATTTCCTTTAACTTTATTCATTGCTAAAGCAGATAAAACTGGTTGATCTATATCTGCAACAATAAGTAATGACTTCGTATTTTTAATAACGTATTCTAAAACAGATTGAATTTGCCTAATACTCTCTATAGGTGAATCAACTAGTAAAACTAGAGGATTTTCAAGTACAGCTTCTTTTGTAGATTTGTTTGTTACGAAATTAGAATTAGTCAAACCTTTTTCATACTGTATACCGTCGACCACATCTGCATAGGTTTCAGATTCATTTGTAGTCTCCATCATAACCACTCCCGTCTCTCCTACTGACCTAAAAGCGTCTCCAATGACTTTACCTAAGGTTGGATCGTTGTTTGTTGATATAGTGGCCACAGAATCAATCATATCACCTGTTACCTGTATAGAGTTTTTCTCTAAGTATTTTACAACTTTTTCAACAGCGCTGTTAATGCCATTTTTCAAGTCTCTATTATTGTATTCTTTATCAAGCTTGTAAGCTTGTTTAAGTATAGAATGAGCTAACACTGTAGCTGTGGTCGTTCCATCACCCGCTTCTTTAACAGTTTTTCTAGCTGCTTCTTTTAATAATGTGGCGCCCATGTTTTCTACGGGGTCTAGCAAGACTATAGAGTCAGCTACGGTCACACCATCTTTAGTGATTACCGGTTTACCACCACCGTCTTCTAAGATAACACATTTGCCGCTAGCTCCAAGAGTGGAGCTAACAGCTTTAGTTAGTTTTTCTATACCTTTAAATACTGTAACTTTAGCATCTTCTCCAAAGTTTAAGTTTTTAACAATTTTGTCTGACATAATTTAATTAAATTTGATTTGATTTGATATATTTATATCATTACTTGAAATAGTGGTTTTTTACCTAATTAAATCTCAGTTGTTGGCGGTATAGGGTCTTGCCATGTAAAGTATAGGTCTTCATTAACTGGTGTAATTTGAGACTGTATGTCAGCAGCTATACTAGCTTGCATTTGATCTACATCTAAAGAATCTTCTAACCAACCAATAACCACAGCTTCAAAAGCTTCAGTGTCTTCGTAAGGCGTAAAAGGCTCTCCAGCTACATAAGTGTAACCTTGCGTACCTATGTTGGTTGCGGAATAAACTTTACCATTTGATTCTTCAGAACCTGTGTATATGTAATGTACCGTGTAGATCACATTGTCTTCACCTTCTGATTGAATGTGAGCGTTCATTGCTGGGATGCCCCATTTGTAAGTAATTGCCATTGTTTAATTGTTTTCTAATGTTTGTATTCTTGTTTCTAACTGTTCTATTTTTTCAATCGCTTCTTTCAATGCTGCTGCTAGCAAAGGAACTATTTTGGATTGGTCTATTTGTTGAGGATCTAAAGTCCCGTCTTCTCTAAAAGCGTCTTTATCTCCTGTAACAGCCTCTGGAATAACCTCAGCTAATTCGTGAGCTATAAACCCATCAACTTTTTCTTCGTCTAATCTATCTTTCCAGTTAAACCTATGTACGTTTAGTTTTTTTACTCTTTCAGAAGCTCCTTCTAAAACTGTTACATTGGTTTTTAATCTGTAGTCAGAGTTTACATAAAACGCTGAGGCAGATATTGATTTGTAAGGAATACCATTAACTCCTCCTGCGTATAAACTCGTTGTAAAGTACAGGGTTCCGTAGTAACTTTTCATCCCATGAACTCCATATCCAGTGTTGATTTCAAATCCTTTCGTAGTTCCTGCGCCCGCCCGTATATTTCCATTTACGTCTAGTTTACCCGCGGGGTTAGTAGTTCCGATGCCGACGTTACCTTGATAGTTGATAACCATTCTAGTTTCTGGTGAACTCCCAGTATTTCCCAAATTTGTTGCAAACTGCAATTCACCACGACCAGCATTACCTGTTCCAGAGGCCAATGTTTGTATACCTCTTATTCTAGCACTAACATAACCAGCCGAACCGTCGTCTTTAGTACCAAATTCAATATCCCCGTTAACTTGATTAACGGTAGATACTGTTGTTGCGTTCATTAAAGCGATTACAGCTTGACTATTAGTAGTAGAACCAGTGATCCATAAATCAGGAGAACTACTACTACCTGTAGGCGAACCTGAAAATGTATTATTAATATTTAACAAACCACTTGTACCGTTGTACAGTGCTGAACTATTTGCTAATGCCGAAGTAGTACCCCATTTTGGAATATACCCAGCAGTACCTGAACCCGTAACGGTGCCAGCG